TTTTGTCCCTGCTCATCTGAAAATTCGCCGGATGGCGCTTCTCAGATGGGAGTGCCTCTAGTGGCTCGCATCTGGGGAGTGATCCCAACGTAAAATTTGGACGTGCGTAGACTTAGTTGGAGGGAGGATGACCTAGCCTTAGTCGTTTAGGGCGCCAGGGGGAAAGGGCTGACACCCCTAAACCTTGGAGGAAAAGTACCTCCTCTAGTTTATGTTCGGCAGGTAGTTTATCGGTCGATCCATTTTCGGAGCAATTTTCGAGTAATCGAAAGGGGGTTCCGGAGGTGGTGAGATAAGATAGATTAAGCCTGATTAGACCTCATCTAAAGCCTTCCAAGGCTGGCTGCGGCCTCCATCCGGAGAAACCGAAGTTTAAGAGACGATTCTAATGAATAACAAAAGAACTTAATTGTCTTCAACATAAACTCAACTAAACGAGTGTCTAGTCGAGCATGGAGTCGACTGCTAAGCTCTTTTGCGTCCCTTAATGCCATGCTCAAGGTAAAACTTGGGCGACCAGCATTGACACCATTACTTTGTATGGTGTCTCTGCTGGGACGAAGAGTTAATCTATCAGTTGTTAAAGTTCTCCTTACCACACTGGCCACCATGTATCGCTTGAGACGTTTTGGAGGAAACAAGTTTTTAATTATTTATTTAAAAGCTTGTTACTCCCTTCTCCAGCAATATATTGGTGGTCAGAGATTACACGACCTAACACCATTCGGTGTTAGAGTCGGTCGAACGCATTCTGGTTGTCCTTCTATAATCCCGGCTATTCATCGCCAGAGGATTCGTGCAGGTGATGTTTGGTATATTCGTTTTTGGCTTACAATCTTTTCACTCTACCGAGTGTTGGATTGCAAGTTAAACCCGAATTTATCAACCATCTCCGACGGAAGCTCGATGGAACCCCAATTGCTCTGGGAATTTAGTCAATTCCTGCAGACCCATTTCTTACTTTCCTTATCTAGATTCCGGAAATCTATTATGAGTCAAGTAAGACTTGGGGATTGGTCTCCATTAAACTTCTTGAAGAGGCTCAAAGCTAAGCCTTTTATGATTTCCAAAAGTTCCCCGGCTATCAAGGGAGGAAATGTGCCCGGTGGCGCTCAGTCGACATCGCCCGCTACTCTTCTTGCTAGTGCCCATGCTTGGTTTATTTCTCCCCTTTTTCCTTTGTTAAGGAATTGGTGTGAGATGACCAAGTCTAATTGGGTTATTAACAGGATTGAGCAGTGGGGCCAGAGATTATGGGTATGGGAAGATTCCCTCCCCCTATCCCCTGGCTCTCCTGGGTGTCCATTCGAGGCAACAAATCACCTTGGTCGTCTGGGATTCAAAGAGGAACCCGCAGGCAAACTTCGGGTCTTTGCCATGGTGGATCCATTCACTCAGTGGCTGTTTCACGGCTTACATAGCACCGTGTTTCAGTTGCTTACCTTAATTCGGCAAGACGGTACCTTCGACCAGTTAAAGCCGATTCATCGTCTGATTACTTGGAAAGAAAAGATCGAGCAACAAACTCGGTCTAAGATTTCCTTGTATTCATTCGATTTATCGGCCGCGACTGATCGAATACCTATCGTCTTACAGAAAACCCTTCTGGCCCCCTTCCTAACAAGTTGGGGGGCTGAATTATGGGGGTCCCTATTGATTGGTCGGAAATACCATTGTGGGAAGACCTATTCTGCTGTTTTTGAGGGAAAGAAATATTCCTTCAAATTGGCAGAATAAGGCTATCTTATATATGGAACCGGTCAACCGATGGGTGCTCTGAGTTCGTGGGCTATGCTGGCATTCATCCATCACGCGTTCGTTCAGTGGTCTGCCTTTAAAGCAGGTAAGGTGAGGTTAGGAACAGGCTGGTTCGCAGGCTATGCCATCTTGGGAGATGATGTAGTCATAGCGAGTCGGTGTGTAGCCAAACAATACGAGTTATTAATGCATCGTATGGGTGTAGGAATCGGAGCTCATAAATCTATGATCTCCGGCTCAGGCTCAACTCTAGAGTTCGCGAAACGTACCTTCCATAATGGAGTGGACGTTTCTCCGATCTCCTTCCGTGAGTTCGTTGTTGGTCGGCAATCCTTTGCTGGCCTCCTCGAGCTTATTCGGAAGTACTCTCTTACCCTAGGGCAGACGATGTCGGTCCTAGGATATGGGTATAGAGCTAAAGCATCTGCATCCCAACGTTTGTATTTAATTCCAAAACGGTTGCGTAATTACATTCTGTCTTACTATGGTCCCGCAGGTCCTGCCTATAAAGGATTAGCGTTTTGGTTACCGATGA